TTCCCTCAGCGGCGTAGCTGCCGGCAGTGTCGGGGAACTGTTTCTCCAGTGCAGCAGACGGGGTGCAGTTTATCCACCGATGTGCACCGGAGGCGGATAAGAATGCGTGTTCTTCCGGCATCAGATCTGCCCTCCCATCTGCCGCAGTCTTCCGGCAAACTCTGCCCGACGGTTCTCCGGAACAGAGGCAAGCCCTGCCGGTGCACCGAACTCCGCCAGCAGTGCCTGCAGCTCCGGCTGCTTGCCTGCTTCCATCAGAGGACGGCAGGCGATTGCAAGATCGTTTACGCTGTAGGCACGCACCTGTGTGGGAATGCCGGTCGGCAACGGTTCCTGCTGTACCGGCACCGCAGTGTTAACGGGAACGGCTGTCGGAGCCGGTACGGCCGCAGGCTGCGGAGCTGCGACCGGAGCAGGCTGCGAAGATGCTGTCGGCAGCGGTTCAGACTGCAAGGGCGGTGCCGACGGATTCAGGGGCTTGCTGCCCGCCAGCAGACCGGCGATCGCCGCCGCCTGTTCCGGTGTGACTGTCAGTGTCATTGTGATTTCCATGATGTTTTACCTCCGTAAAATTGATTATATTGCAACACCATTTACAGGTGTGGCCGTCGTTCTCGATGCTGCCGCAGTAAGGACAGCGTATAGGGACACTAGTTTCCCAAGGAAAGCCCAAAAGCATCACCGTCTTTCATAGATACACCTGTGATCTTAGACAAAAGAGCGGCATTCTTCCGGCAGCGTTCCGCTGTTCTGGCGGATTCCGGCGGCAGGCGTTCTGCCCGTCTGTGTAAGTACACAAGCAGCTCCTGCACTTCGGTTTCCTCGCTGTTCTCTTTCATAAGGCGAAACAGCTGCCGAGCCTTCTTCTGCGTTACCGGAAAGAACGTTTCCAGACAGAGCGTCAGCCTGCCGCAGGGGTAGTGGACGGTAAACGCCCCGTTCGTCTGCCCGATGTGTTTCTCAGCCACGCTTGCATGCCTCCTCGAATGCTGCTTTGTCCTGTGCAGCTTCCTCGTCCCGTTCAAGCTGCTGGAACTTTTGCAGCAGTCCCATTCCCCGATTCCAGATTTCTTTCGGCATCTCCATGTCGTGCCGGACGCTCTCGATCAGTTCAGCAACGATCTCGCTGTCTTTCAGTTTCGTTTCCATTTGACATTTCCTCCTAAGTGTGATATGATAGTTGTGGTTAATTTTTTTCCATGCCCCCGTTACCGGTTGCCGCCGGTGCGGGGGTTTTCTTTGCGTCACAGTGTGCCTTGACAGCGTTCATCGCCACTCTGACACGTAAGTCCTTGATCGGTTCGAGTACCTCCGGAATCCCGCCGCCGGCGTAGAGATGTGCCAGCATCGGGAAGTCCGCCCTACTCATCGGCAGGGACAGCAGATACTTTATCACGCCGTTGTACTCCTCGGCGGTCATTTTGAGGATCATTGGTTTTCCTCCTCGTCCTGCATTTCGTCCGCCAGCTTCAAAACCATGGTAGCAAAGCTGTGTAGTGTCTTCTGCGTGTCCTCGCTTCTATTTTCAGCGACAGTCGTTGCAACACATTTTACAGTACCGAGAAGGCACGTGAGCATTTCGCCCACAGTCGGCTTTTCTACGACGATTTGCACATTCAGCCGATCCGCTGCTTCGTCGATATTGATGTGAAACTCAATGTGTTTCTTCTGGGTTTCCATGATGATACTTCCTTTCACGTATTTACTTTGCGGCATTTTTCTGTGCCTCTACCGCAGCGATCGCTTCATCGGCATGCTGCTTCACATATTCCAGAAACGCTACGAAGAAGTCGTTCTGCGGTTCTTTGCCGGAAGGACGAACTTCCACCGGCATCTCTTTCAGGTTGGTTTTTGCCATGTTATGCTCCTTTCTGTGTGCGTGCAGCGTTCTGCTCGCCGATCTGCATTCCGGCGAAGATCGCCAGCTGTGCCAGTGCCAGACCGTCCATGGGCGACGTTGCCGCCGCATAGCTCCGGCAGGCTTCCAGATACTGCTCTCTGTCCGTCCTGTCCACCTGTTTCGTCATGGTATTGTTCATATGATTCACCTCACTTTGCGGAATTGCGGAGCGTCCGGGAGTTGCACCCGGCTGATACTCGTCGCCCCATCTGCGGCAGCATTGCCAGTACTGCCGCATGGATAAGAAAGGAGGTATTCGCCACAATGGCGATTGAGGATTGAAGATTGAAGATGTTGGTAAGCGGTTTTGCGTCATGCTCAGGACGGACGGAAGATATAGCAAAACCTTGAAGTCTGTAGCAGGCAGTGCACTTTCAGCTATTAAAGAGCCGTTGCAAAATCTGAAACGCCTCATCATCGCCACTTTTCGCACGGTCATAAAGATAGGCGATTATTTCTACAGAAATAGAGAATCCTTCCTGCGTTATTTCACTTTTTTTAAGTGCTTTCACCAGTCCCCAAACGATAAGCGTGACGCCACAAGCAAGCAATAAGGTACTCAAAAAAATATATAGTGTCTTCATTTCACACCTCCTCTGTGCTGAAACAGCACTTCAATCAAAATTTAACGAATCTGACGAAGACTGATTTCAATCTCAGCCAATCGCATAAAATCATGCAAAATAGAACCGGAGTAGTTCAGATTGTTTTCAACGGCAACAGAAATGAACTGCTCCGTTATTTTTTTGCATTTTTCTTTGCCCACAGACGCACAAAGGCATTTCTGTAGAATTTCACGTTCTTTTATGATGTCCACGCTGTTCACCTCCTCATCCATCCCTTTTCTTTGCAGCATCACATTTTCTCTTATGACCTATTCTATACAAGTCGGCAGTTGCTTTTTTCAACCCATTATGCTATACTATGTACATCAAACGGAGGTGTATAAAATGATAAAAAACATTTCTTTCTTCTCTGCAGTTGAACCCGCCGATTTAAGATTTACATCTAGGGTTTATATGCCTAACATATGCCCCATGTGTAACACAACACTAGAAATGTCCTCGCTGTTCGGGTTCTACGACTTTGACCCTCTTTATAGAGAACTCAAGATTCCGTATGTTATCCTAAAATGTCCGAAGTGCGACAGGATTTCTTTTGCTGCCTACGAAGAAACAACTTTCGAAGAAAACAGCGGAAGAACAGCCGATCTGATTGCTTACCAACTATACCCACAGCCAACAAAGCAAAAAGAATTCAGTGAGGACATTAAAGCGAAATACCCTAGATTTTGCAGCGTATACAATGAGGCACTTCTTGCAGAGCATAACCGATTAAATGAAATCTGCGGCATGGGCTACAGAAAAGCACTCGAAATTCTAATCAAAGACTATGCCATCGAAAAGGATCCCGACAAAGAAGAAGAAATTAAAAAAGCATTTCTTGCAAACTGTATCAACAGCTACATCAAATCTGATAAAATACAAGCTCTTTCCAAGGCATCCGCATGGATCGGTAACGATGAAACACACTATGAAAAGCGGCACATTGAGTACTCTATACAAGAATTGAAATTGTTTATCGATGCTGTTGTTGCGACAATTGAAACCGACATTGCTTATGAAAAGGCTACTGCTCTTCTTTCTGGTATTGATGCGAATCGAACTCAGCCAAAAACGCCCCGTCCTTGCTGCGATACTCCGTAATCAGGCGAAGTGGATTGGTAGAGGAATTTTCCTTTCCTGCCAAATAGACTACTTGCACCACCTCGATGACTTTGGCATCTTTTATGACCTTTGCTTGCTCCATACCATTTTCACCTCCTCATCCATCCCTTTTCTTTACAGCATCACAACCGCTGAATGCGAACTGCGTACTTCCGCACATCAGATCGTCCCAGAAGATAATCTGCAGAACAGTCAAACAGATCAGCCATCTCCGAAATCTTCGATGCCGGAATTCGACCGCTAGTTTGCCAATTATAGTAACATTTCCGTGTGATACCGATTTTTTCAGAAAGCTCCTCCTGTGACAATCCGTAGTGGATTCTTTCCGTTTCAATATTAGGATACATTACTGGCATTTTTCCCACCTCCTTTTTTGCGTTACGCGTATTGCGTAATTTCTGAGTATTATTATATACCCAATTTGAGTATTTGTCAAGCGGAATTGCGTAAAAATACGCACAAAGAGTATTGCAGGAAATTGTGCATAATCCACAATATGCGTATTTTTACTTGACTTTCATTCGCAAATCGAGTATAATAGTTCCCAGAAAGAAGGTGGTTCTATGTTCCGGAACAGACTTTCAGAATTACGCAAAAGCAAAGGCTATAATATGAAACAAACAGCCGCAATGTTGAATCTCCCCTATACTACATATGTAGGTTATGAAAAGGGCGAGCGAGAACCGGATTCTGAAAAACTGATTCTATTATCCAATTTTTTTAACTGCTCTATCGATTATCTGATTTACCGTTCTGACAACCCAAACGGACATACTATTTCTGATGATAACGACCTCGAAGCAATTGAAATTGGAAAACGCATTCATGACAAACGAATTGAATTACATATTACACAAGAAGAACTGGGAGCAGCTGTCGGCATGAACAAATCAACGGTACAGCGGTATGAAACCGGACAGGTCAAAAAAATCAAGCTGCCTGTTCTGGAGGCAATCGCAAAACACCTCGGTGTCAATCCGGCATGGCTTGCCGGAAAAAGCGATGTAATCAAAGAGGAAACAACGGAGCAGAGCCTTTACGACCGATTCGACAACCTCCACCCCGTCAAGCTAAAGCGTTTCCCGTTGCTGGGCGAGATTGCCTGCGGCGAACCGATCTACGCCGATGAAGATCACGAAAGCTACGTTTCCGCAGATGCGGATATCCGTGCGGATTTCTGCCTGAAAGCCAAGGGCGACAGCATGATAAACGCGGACATTCACGACGGCGATGTGGTCTTTATCCGCAGCCAGTCTATGGTGGAAAACGGTGAGATCGCTGCCGTTATCATTGAAGATGAGGCTACGCTGAAACGTGTCTACTACGACCGTGAAAACAACCGCTTGCAGCTGATCGCAGAGAACCCAAGGTATGCACCGCTGGTGTATACGGGCGAGGAACTCAACTATATCCGCATTCTGGGAAAAGCGGTAACGCTGATGCGGGAGTTGTGAGATATAGAAACAACGCCCTACCGGAACCGGCAGGGCTAACACAATATAGAACAGGAGGAAACGCCCATTGCTACAAATCGAAACGCTCCGAAAAATTGCCGAGGACAATGACCATGTCATTCTTACACAGCACAGTGCTGTCCGGCTCTTAGAACGCCAGATACGCTATGAAGATGTGATCGCAGCAATTTCCGGCGGCGAGATCATCGAACAATATCCGGACGATTATCCACACCCCAGCTGTCTGATACTGGGCTTTTCCGTTTCTGGGAAATATCTGCACGTAGTCTGTGGAACAGACGGCGAATATCTGTGGATCATCACCGCATACTATCCGTCAACAGACAAATGGGAAAGCGATTACAAAACAAGGAGGAAAAAGGCATGAATTGTTTTTACTGCAAAGGCGACATGGTTCCCGACTTCACTACTCACGTGGCAGAACTGGAAAACTGCATCGTCATTATCAAGCATGTCCCCTGCCTGAAATGCTCCCAGTGCGGCGAGGTGGTCTACACCGGTACAACGCTGCAAAAAATCGAACAGATTCTGGAGAAGTGCAAGGCAGCCATGACCGAAGTCGCCATTGTGGAATATCAACCGGCGGCATAACACAAAAAAACCGCCCCACGGCGGCAACCGTGAAGCGGCAAGAGGAAAAACTATTGCGATAATAGCCCTCCAGACAAGGTCTATTATAGCATATTTCCTCTGAAAAATCAAGTCTTAGGAGGAAATTTACACATGAATGCTCTGCGTTGTCAATAGATGTGACCCATTGGATGAAAAGATGCCAGAGATAAGGTACAATGTTTTATGAAATTCTTTGAAGTGG